GGACAGATCGCCCTGGACAGAAACCCCAAGTGCGCTCATGTCGCGTCCGGCCTCGGTGGCCAGGCTGCCCAGATTCTCGCGGGCATACGCTTTCATTACGTCATCGGCTGGGCCATCTTTGATACTGTAGTTAGTCCGGTCGAAGTAGGCGACGATGCGCCGCTTGATGAGTTCGTTGGGATCGCCACCAGACAGCCGCGTGGTGGCCAGACCAGAGGCTTCCATAGAATTTCCCCAGCGCCGGATAAATCCAATAGCCACCAGCTGCAAGCTGGCCCCATCGGGGGCACGATAGATGTGAATGCGGTTATCCACCTGAGGATTGTTGTAAATACGGCCGTTGTCATAAGGCATTGGGACGTTAATCCAACCCACGTCACCATCCACCAGGGTGTAGTCAAATCCCTGAGTGGTGTTTAGCAGCTCCAGGTGGTTGCCTGCGTCGTCGGTGTACCAGATTTCGTAGCGGGGCATTGTGGCTCCTTTAGTCGTAACTGGAGTACGTGTTGCGCCATTTCATGGTGGCGGTAATAGTGGGCGATCCGGCGTCAAGCACAAGGCACGCTATAGTGTTTACTTGTGGGCCAGCCGCATTGCCCGGCGCTACAAAAAACATGGAGATGTCGCTATTGGGCAGTATCGCCCGGGGCACCTTTCCAAATTGAGAACTAAGGGCGCTTAGAGATGACGGCCGTAGATCGATTGTTATGGTCTCGCCGTCAATCAATGAGTAATCAAAGTACAGCTTTGCGCCCGTGGTTAGATTGGTCAAAGAAACGAGACGGGCCGATGTGCCCCCGGATCGCTTTATTGAGATTGTAGGACAAGCGAGTTCTGTGCCCTCGTAAGACACCGAGGTGTTTGCCGGATAAAAACCTGTGCCCTCGGAATTGAAGCTTACATACAGATGGCCACTCAAATTGGCAACGGTGACCTCGAATGGGGTAGCCAGAGGTGGGTCAGGCAGCGAAATCTCTGCTGGCGACCAGGAGCTGCCGTTCCATATTGCCAACCCTTTCAGGTTGCTCAGACCTCCTATCTCGGTGAACTCGCCACCTGCGTACAATTGGTTGTCTATGTAGACCAACGACTGAACGCTACCATCTGAATCCCCGATGGTTGTCCATATAGCTCCGTTCCACTGAAGCACAACTCCAGCCCCGCCAGCCGCAAAAATCTTGTCGCCAGATGGATCGCTGGTTATCGACGTAACGAGCGTAATTGCCCCACCAAACGATCCCATTGCTTCCCAAGCACCACTGTCCGGATTCCACTTGGCAATTCTGTCCACGGACGTTGCGCCATCAGCCTGCGTAAAGACACCTCCTGCGTAAATCTCCCCTTTTACCGTGATGTGTATGGCTCGCGCGGTGCCATTAAATCCAGTACCAAGTGTGCTCCACGAACTTCCATTCCACACGGCTATACGATTAGCCGATGATCCACCTGCCGTTGTAAATCCGCCTACCACGTAAATCCGGCCATCAATGCCAACAGCGACATCCTCACTAATGCCATTTAAGCCCGTGCCCAGCGCGCTCCAACTGCTGCCATTCCACACTGCTATACGGTTGGCAGCAACATCCATGTTGGTGAATTGACCGACTGCATACAGTCGGCCGTCTGCGGCGACTGCTAAACCGTTAACTGTGTTGTTTTTCGTACCAGATCCCAGATTAGACCAAGCCTTCGTGACCTTATTCATTCTGGCTATCCAGTCAGAATTAGCGTTGCCGCTGACATCAGTAAAGCCTCCACCGATGTACACATAGGTATCATCCTCTGCAAAGGCATAAGCGCGAGGATCGGCCCCACCCACGGAGGAGGGTGGGCCCAACGTGTCCCATTGGCCATCAATTAAGGCCGCAACCATGCGAAACGTAGACGACGCGCTGGGAGTCAGGGTAACCCCGCGCTCCCCCACGTCGTACCACGCTGGGTCAGGTGCATAGAACTGCAAGCCGTCAATCCGCTCACCCACAGTGCCGATCCGGTCTTTCACCCCCAGGCCAGCCACGTAATACACACCAATGCGCTTCTCTACGGCCGCACCGTGGTAATAAAGCTGGCGAGGTTGTGGCTTCTGGTCAATGCGGCCCACCCGGCTGTTCAGCGCCTTGGCCAGGGCCTGCCGCTTGGCATGTAGACCTGGTGTGGTTTCACCATCAAAGCCGCCGCGCAGCAGCAGGTTGCTGCGCGATTGCACATTGATGCCCTGAAAGTTGTCGCCGGGCAGCAGTGGCTGCGGATGGAAGAGCATTTGCAGTGGGAACACCCCGGTTCCTTCATCTGCGCCTGTCAGAAAGTTGAAGTCGGTATCTAAATTCATCAAACGGCCGCCGCTTGCCTCAAATTCATCTCTGGAGCTGCTGGATGCGTGGGGCGTGCCCGACCAGGCACAGCCCGGCTGGTCACCATCACAGTAAGTCGTCGGGTATGCCTTAGCTTCAATTTGGAGACAGTCCAGGTAAACAGCTCGACCTGCGCTCGGTGCGCCTGTCGTTTGCAGGAGGATGGTGCCCGTAGCGTCGGCGCTGGTGGCCAGTCTGATCTCTAGCTCTACCCATTTTCCTGTTTCGCCAATGGCGCTGTCCCACTCGCGCACCTGGGTTACCGTGGCACTGGTAAATCCAGAAGCGTTCAATCGGATATCGTCGCCATTCCAATCTGCAGGCACATACAGACGAGCGGTGATGGTATAGGTTGTGCCCGTGTTCAAGCCGCTGCTTATGGTGAGTGTGGCCAGGGTGGTGTTATTCTGGTAGGTGCAAAGCAAGCTGTACACCCCGGCAAACTGCTGGGCGGCACTTCGCGCAATCGTGTTGGAGCCACTGGCTGACCACCCAGTAGTCGCCAGTTCAAACGACGGGTTTGTGCATAAATTTACGGTTGCTTCGGGTACGATGAGGCTCCAATTTTGGCCCATGTTAATCCTCCTACATCAGGTGCCGCCGTAGATGGCACGCAATGTGTTTACATCGGACGAATCGGAAACCCGGTCGCCACGGCCGTTGAAATTCACCACCAACGAACTGCTGGATTGATCAATGGTTTGGTTGCCGCCTATGCCAGGGGCAACTGCTTCCGTCAGGTCGAATTGAGGCGCAATACGCATACGAGACATTTCATCGGCAAAGTTTTTCCATGCGGTGTGCAGAGGGATAGGCGAGCCGGGGATGGCCCATTCGGGCAGGTCTGGGATATGAATCTTGAATTCAAATATGTGTGAGGTTATCCAGGTCCAAAAGCCCGTAATCGCACTGACCAGTGCGTCCCACCGCTCTTTCAATTCGTTTATAGGTTCCATGAGGCCGGAAATGATTTCGTTCCAGCGATCCCGGAGCTTTTCCAGAGCGTCTTTTATTTTTTCCTCAGCCCATTCTTTAATGAGGAGGAACACCGGCTCTATTAACCCCCATACCGTGTCCAACTTCTCTTTGATAGCGTCCCAAATCTCCGCCCACTTTTCCGACAGAAAATCAAACGCCTCTTTGAGGGTTTCCTGGAGCCAGGTTTGCACAGCAATGAAGATCGTTTCTATAAAAATCCAGGCCAGATTTAGCTTTTGCTGAATGTCTTTCCACTTTTCTGCCCACAATTCGGCCAGGAAACGCACCCAGGGCATGATGTTGTGCTCGATCCACCGGATGATTTCCGCAAAAACAGCAACGATTAAATTCCAGACGTTTGTTAGCGCGATCTGAATGTTGTTCCATGATTCTGTCCATCGTGCCCAAAGCTCTTGGACGGTTGGCACAAGCGTGTTGACGATCCAATCCCTGATGCTGGTAAACACGCCAGAGATAAAAGCCCATGCTGTGGACAGAGCTTCGGTTATTGCTGGCCAGGCGATATCCACCCACCATGCACGCAACGTTTCGATGGCTGCCGGCACATTCACCGATAGCCACTGCCAAACAGCCTGCAACAGCGGCTGGATGACGGCCCACGCTTCGGCCGTTTTTTCCTGGATGCCCCCCCAATTTTCACGCCAGGCCACCATCAGTAACCCAACAACGGCCGATATGGCAGCAATGGCCACAGTAAGCGGGCCGCCCAAAGCCGCCACAACAAACTGGATAATGCCACTAATGACAGTCCAGCCACCGAAAGCAGCTGCGATGCCTGTGATAACTGTGTACCAGTAAGATATGAAGCCAACGACTGCGGACACCGCTGCTACCAAACCGCCAATCCAGCCGACGACAGTGGTAATGATAGTCCAGCCACCGAAGGCAGCCGCGATACCCAGGACAATATTGATGATGGTGTCTCGATGCTCCAACAGGAACTCGCCCAACGGCCGTAAAAAGTCAATAAGTGGTTGTAACTTGGCCCTGACGTTCTGATAGAACGTCGAAACTCGATTGCTAATGGTAGTAAAGACTTTGCCCCAGGTTTCGCCAAGCTCCTCCATTTGTCCCGTAAGCGGGGCAAACTTTTCGTTGACCCGCTCAAAAACGGAATCGAACTTAGAGGCAAACAGATCGCCCATGTCCCCGGCGGCGGCCAATGGCCCCTCGATCATTTCAGGCAGTTCGCCAAGAGCCTTGCCTAGCTTGCCAGCTGCCCCGCCCGCTGCGCCGCCAACATCGTCAAGCGCATCTTCCAGCTCGGCTAACAAGTCAAGCTGGTCGGTGATCATCTGGTTGTTTTCTTCGTTAACGTCGACCAGGGCCTGCTGGGCGTCCACCTCATCCTGGATTTGCTCAGCTACCGACTGAGCCGCGTCCAGCTTCTCCTCAGCAGCCGCGACGGCCGCTGCCTTCTCATCCTCAGTGGCGCGGATCTGCTGCTCTAGCTCGATGCGCCGAGCTTCCATTTCCAGCTGCTCGCGCTCATGGTCGGTCAGACGCTCTTCGGCCAGCCGCTTGCGGATGCCCGCCAGTTCCTCCTCAGCATCTGCGCCCTGCTGCGCCCGGTTTAGGGCTGCAAGTTCCGCGTTAAGCGGTGCCAGCAAGTCGTCATATTGCTGAGTGACGGCGTTAACCTCTTCCTGGGCAGCCACCACGGCGTCGTTGGCCGCCTGTAGCTGAAAGAGGGTGGAAACATAGTTTTGCAGTGCCGCATCGGTAATGCCGGCACTTTGGAAGATGCCGTTCAGCGCTTCCTGGCTGACGCTGCCCAACTCGCGCATTTGGGCAATGGCCGCAGCTACGGCCGAACGCGCGACCATGATCCGGGGGATAAGGTCGGCCTCGGGCACCTGGTCGCCCAGGCTGTTCAGAAAGCCCTCGACGGTGTTGGTGATTTCGTCAAACACCGAGAAGTCACCATCGCCCCAGCCATCCATGTAGGCGGTCATGGCCCCCGCGCCCCACTCGTCCAGTTTTGGCAGCAGTTTGGGCGGAGAACCGGGTTGTAACCAGTAGGAGATGATTTGGCCGATTTGGGTAAGCACTGAAATAACGGCCGATGCTGCCGCCGCCATGCCGCTGGCCAGGCTCACGATGATGTTCTCGCCCCAGCTGCCAGAGCTATCCGCCAGGGCGTCGAAATTCACCCCCATCGCCCGGGCAAGAGACTTAACGAAGTTGGCCCCAACCTTGACGATGTTGACGAGGATAGCGGCTATCCCTGCCCCAATTTGCAGTAATCCGGGCAAAATACGTCGAAATGCCGTGACTATCTCGGTGGCCACCGGCAGCAGCTTGCTACCAATTTCCGTTCCGGCATCTACCACCTCGCCGCGCAGCCCACGCAGCTGGTTGGCCAGCGAAGCACTGGTGCGCTCGGCGTCCCCCATTGCATCGGCGGCCTGTTCCTGAATGGCGATCATGACGGCCGTGGCACGCGTGGCGCGGTCCATAGCCTGGCCTTGCTCGATGAGACCATGCGTCAGCGCAATGTTCTGCAGCTGTCTCTTAT